AGAAGTTCAACACCAGCATCGGCGCGCTACGCGGCGCGTACGTCAACCTAGCCAACCTAGACGCGCTCGTGTCTTCGTCCAAAAAGGGTACGACCCTGCCGCTGTCAGGTAAAGTCAGCGAAGGCGTTAACGTATTCTCTAACGTCGCGCGTTACACCGCAGCCAGCGACATAGGCCAGAAACTGGAGGGGGCTATAGGATCAGAGGCGCAGACGGAGCGAGGCGCTATCGCCAACCTGGCATTCCAGATGATTAACGCGCTGAAAAACATTCAGGGCGTTGGCGCTAAGTCGCTGGACTCCAACGTCGAATTGAAAAACGCTCTGCTCACGCTGGCCAAGCCCAGCCAATCTGAGGAAACTATCGCCCGTACGCTAGACACGCTGGAAAAAGTGTTTACGAACGAGATCAAGAAAGCCGAAGCGGAGCAAGCCGCTACCGTAGACACCGCGACCGATAGCGGCGTAGTTGAGTTCGTGCGTAAACCCGACGGTTCATACGGGCCGAAATAAACATGGCAAAAATAATCGTCGTCGACGGCAAGCGGTACTCGTTCCCCGACGAGGCAACGGAGGCGGACATCTCGTCTGCGTTGCAGAAGACGTTTGCGCCGCCTCCGCCGCGCGCACCGTTCGACGGGCTGTCCAAGCCCGCCGCGCCGCCGCCGCAGATGCTCGACCGCAACCCTGCCGGTGAGGGCGCGGCACCCCGCGTTCCTAACCCCGGCGTGCCCAAGCCAGAAGATAGCCTTATGGGCTTTGGTCATACGCTATCGGACACTCTTGCGCCGTACGGCGTAGCCGCTGGCGTAGGTGCGCTAGCCGGTTCACCGGCTGGCGGTATCGGCGCGATCCCCGGCGCGGGCATAGGCGTGGGCACGCTTGTGCTTGGCGACACCGGGGCTAACCTGTGGAATGTGGGCGCTAATGCGTTCGGCGGGCCGCGCATGACGCCCCCGTCGGAGACTATACGCCAAGGCTTGCGCGCTACAGGTCTGTCAAACGCGCCAGAGACGCCCGCGCAACGCACACTGGCCAGCGGCGTAGACGCAATGGCGCAGGGCTTCTCGTTGGGTCGCGGCGCGCAGGTAGCCGCTGACTTCCTCCCCGCCGGGGTCAACACTATGCGCGGCATCGCGCGGTCACTCTCTGCCGCACCCGGCGTCAGCGCAGCGGCTAACTTCTCCGCCGGGGCCGCTCCGCAGGCGCTAGCCGAGGCCGGGGTGACAGATCCGCTAATTCTGGCTGGCGTAAGCATGGGCGCGGGTATGGGGACCGGCATCGCGGCGAACCGCGTAGCTAACCCTGTCGTACGTGCGCCTAATACCACTATTGAGACGCTCAACAACACCGCTCAAGCGGCGTACAAAGACGCTGCGGATAAGGGCGTTACGTTCAGAAACCCGCGAAGCGGTATTGTGCATCCGATGGACTCGCGGATGGACCCCACTACCAAGACGTTCGAGAAGCTGGGCGTCCCCGCGCTAGAACGGCAAGTCGCGTTTTGGGATGATGCGCTAGATGAAGCCGCTACCGCCGTCGATACAGCACACGCGTCTGGCGACGCTATGGCGATCCGGCGCGCGGACGTAACGCTCAAGAAAACGTCGGCCAGCCGCGACGCAGCGGCTAAACAGTGGGAAGCCAAACACCCGGACATTAGCGACGAAAACCGTCTAGTGGTTGCCGCCAAGGCTAAGTGGGATACAGCCATCAAAGCCGAGGAAGACGCTTACGACGCGGTCCAGAAAGCTGAGCGGGCGTTTGGGCGAACCTCTAAAACTGATGCAGACGGCAACGTGATCGACTTCGGCAAGGCGGACGACGCGAAGCAAAAACTAACCGCCGCTGAGACTGCGCGGGCACAAGCTGTGCTGGACCGCAGTACAGCCGGTACAGCGTACGACAGTCAACTGCTAGACTTTCAACAGGTGCGCGAGGCGTTCACGCCGACCGCGTCTAAGCCGACTATGGCCGACAACGCGGTGACGCCGAAGGATGCCCCGCAGTTCTTTGGCGGTATGCGTAAAGAGCTTGCGGACGCGGCTGAATCTATGGGCTACCTGCCCAACACACACCCTACGATACGTGCCATACTAGACGACACGCTACGCACCACCAAGACGCAGCTTACGTGGGCGAACCTGCGTAACATGGTGCGTACGATAAAGGAGCAGGTTGGCCGGTCCGGCGATGGAGACGAGCGCCGTATCGGTCGCGAGCTTACCGATATCATGGACGACTGGATGTCACGCGACACTACAGCGGTCAACGGTAAGGGCGCTGAAGCCTTGGCCGCGCACAACCGCGCCTCGGAGCTTACGCGGCGCGCCAAGGGCGCTGAAGACCTGTCTACCATTATCGAAGAAGCGCGCGCCGACGTAAGCGGCCCTACCGGGTCAGGAAACCTTGCGGGCACGTTGCAGCGCCGTTTTCGCGCCTTGACGCGGTCTAGAAACCGCATGCGGTTCTTCACCCGTGAAGAACAGGACGCCATACGCGCAGCGGCGCGCGGCGGCTCCGCAATGGAGCGCGTTACGGGCGCTGTGGGCTCGCTCGGGCCTAGCGGCTCACCACTAGGCATACTGCGCGGGTCAGCGGGCGGCGTGCTTGCGTTCTTGGGTGGTGGCGGGGCCGTGGGCGCTGTTGCCTACCCTGCCGTCACGCTGGGCGCTAGAGCAGCCGCTAACCACATGACCTCCGGTCGCGCAAACGAACTAGTAAATCTAATGACGAACGGCGCGCCTGCGGTTAACCCCGGCGCGGCACGTCCGCCTGTGGGGCCGTCCATCGCGCCTGCCGTGCCTTTGGCCTGAACGACGCAAGGGACAGCCAGAAGTGAGCAACGATACCGCAGACAGGCCAGATAACTCTACCGCCCGTGCGTTAGAACGCCACCTGCAGAGCGGGCTGCTGGCCATCGTTGGGTCCATCACCGGCTGGCTAGGCTTCACGGTGCAGGACAGCACGGTGCAAATGGCGCGCCTGACGGAGCGTCTAGCGGGGCTGGAGCGCCAGATAGCCATAACGCAGGAGCAGACGTACACAGCCAAGGACGCGAGCAAGGATTTGCAGCTTCGGGACGCGGTCATCGCTAACGTCGCGGCGCGCGTCCTTACGCTTGAAGGATACCACAGAAAGTGATAGACTAGCGGCTACTCTCGGCTAACCACAGGAAACTAATCATGTTTGGCCTCTCCACAGAACAGCTTACCGGCATCGTTCGTGCGGTCCTCGCGGCTGCAGGCGGTACGGCTATCTTCAGTGCTGACGTCCTGACGGCGGTGGCTGGCGCAGCGGTTACGCTCGGCGTCGCTATCTGGTCCGTCCTCTCCAAGAAAAAGAACCCGGCCTAGTGTGGGCGCTCATCGCGAAGCTGCTGACCGTACTAGCCGACGCTTTCAAGCTGTGGCAGAACGAGAGGCTTCGCGATGAAGGCCGCGCAGAAGTTGTTCGAGAGGCTGAGAAAGATGTCGCTGAAGCTGAAGCTGTTGCTGATGCTGCCGTCACCGATCCTGCTGTTATCGAGCGGGTGCGCGCTCGTTTCGACAAAGCCCGTCGCACCGATCAGTGAGTTCTGCCGCGTCGTAGACCCTATAACGTACGACAGCCGCGTCGATAGCGCCGACACCGTCGCGCAGATCGAGGCGTTGAACGCCAAGTGGCTCGCGCTGTGTGACGAACCGTCGGCAGTTACAGACGGTTAGCCGACGCTTTCCCGTTCGGGAAGTTTTTACCGCTTTCGGTATTTTGACGCCAAAACATTCCCGCTCGGGAAGTATTTTACCGCTTGCGGTAAGCGGCTCATGGTTTCCCTATCGCTTTCAGCACCTCAGCCCGCTCGCGTTTAGCGCGCAGCGCACACAGCCGTTGGTGCAGCCGGACAGTGATATCCCGCCGCTTGTAGATAGTCACTTCAGATAGCAGCAGGCGTTTGACTTGCGCCTCAGTCAAGAGGCGCAAGTCAGTGCCTAGCCAACGCCAAGCTACACGGGTCATCAGAAGTTGCGTGCGCGCGTGTTGTGGGGTGTGCAGATCGCGGCCCCGCTAAGCCCGTTACTTTTGTTGGCGTGCGCGCTGATCGGCTCTAACGCAGCCCACAACGATGCCTCCGTAGTCTCCAGCGCGCAGACTGACCGCCGCACTACGGACAGTTCTTGCTCTACCGCGTCCAGCGACCGGCGGATGTGTTCTGCGTGTTCAGCTAAAGCCACTTCATGCTCGTTCGTAGATGTTAGTCCTTGGTCCTTGTTCATTCTCTCAGTTCCTCAATAGCCGCGTCCGAAATTGAACGCTTGTCCTGCAGCGCGCCCCACACGCGCTCGTCTATGGTGTTCTCAGTCAGGAGGGCGTAGACCCACACGGCGTGGGCTTGTCCCCCTCTGTGGAGACGTCCGATTGTCTGTTCGTATAGTTCAAGGGACCACGGGAGTGAGGTGAATACCAGTGTCGATCCACCCGACTGTAGGTTGAGCCCGTGGCCAGCCGATTTAGGATGTAGAGCGAGTAGCTCAATCTTCCCGGCATTCCATCGTTCGACTGCATCGGGGCTGTCCATTGTCTGAAGCTGCGGATAGCGGCGTTTGAGTTCCGCCAGTTCTTCCTTGTAGTTGTAGACGATCAGGGTGTTAGCCCGCTGGTTCTCTTGCAGTAGCTCATCCAGCCGGTCAAACTTGTGCTGGCTGTACCACACCGCGTCAGCGCCATCGTAGTACGCGAAGCCGCTCGCCATCTGGCACATCTTCTGTGACGCCGCCGCCGCGTTCAGGGCAAGCACTTCCTGCCCGGCAAACTCAGCGACGTAGTGTTTCCGCATGTCATCGTACGGCTTACGGTCTGTCATGGCGACAGACACCGGCACGACGTGCAGCGGAGGCAACGTGTCGGCGTAGTCTTGGTTCTCCAGCAGGTACGTGGCTGGCTTGATACGCTCCATGACACGCGCCAGCGCGTCAGGGCGCGGCTCGTACTGTCCCCAGTCCCGGTTGACGACGTAGAAGTACTCCTGAACGAACGCGCCTTTGGCGCGCCCCAGCAGGCTCTTGTCGACGATCTTGCATTGCCCGAACACGTCTTCTAGGCCGTTTGAAGTGAACGATCCGGTCAAGCCCCACCGCACAGGTATGTGCGCTATGGCCTTGTCCAAGTCCTTGAACCGCTTGCCGCTTGGGTTCTTGAGCCGCGTCAACTCGTCAAAGATAATCCCGTCGAAGCCTGACAGGTCTGGAAGCGTCTGGATGTTGTCGTAGTTGGTGACGACAACATCCGCGCCGCTCTCAAACGCCATCTCTCGACGGGCAGGCGAGCCGGTAGCGACCTCTAGCCAGAGTGGGCTGTCCCACTTTATCTTTTCCTGTTTCCAGACTTCGTCACAGACCCTCTTGGGCGCTAGGACCAGCCACCGCCGTACGTCAGGACGCGCCTCGATAGCCGACAACGCGATCAGGGTCTTGCCAGCGCCGACGCGAGCTAAAACCATAGCCCTATCGGTCCTAACCAAAAAGTCAGCGGCGTCAGCTTGGTAAGGGCGTAGAGTCACTCGTCACCCTCAAACTCACTCAGGTCTTCGACGCAGTCGTCGTACTTGCCCACGTTGCCGTCCCACCCCCGGCGGATATACTCTTTTCCGCCGTCCACCATAACGCTAGCGGGGCACCCGCACACCTGATAGTCGTGGCGGTATTTGCTCTCAATAGTGACGCCGCACTTCCGGCAACGCGCGGCGTTTCGGATGATCTTTGGTAGGTGTTTCATGGTCAGCCTTCCTCCGCTTGCGACAGCGACCACACAACCAGCGTCGCGTAGCCTGCGATGTCTTCCCAATGGTCGCGCATTGCGGGGTTCCCGTTAAGTATGCGGCTGATCTTCACGACGATCATCAGCAGCGCGTCGCGCTGGGCGGCTGACAGGTGAGCCCAGTTATCCTCGCACATCAGAACGCCGCGCAACGTGTCCGCCGTACGGGCTTGGTCGTGGTAGTTACCGTGCGTCTTCGCTCGCTGGTTCAGCATGTCGTTGATATCGCTGCTCATGTGTCCTGCTCCAGTTGGCCTATGAACCTGTCCACCGCGTCTGTTGAGTTGAGCACTATGTTTCTGTGCCCAAGCTGCACCATGCGGTCCCTGAAACGTTCTTGCAGTCTGGACAGCTCGCCTATTGTCGACTTCAGTTCCACGAACCACACGACGCCCTTGGGCATGACGACTAGGCGGTCGTACACGCCGCGATTGCTCGGGGATGTGAACTTGTAAGCTGTGCCGCCAGCGGCAGCTACACGCTTCACTAGGTACTTCTCAACTTCACGCTCTAACTCTAACATGCGCCACACATAGCCGTCAAAAAATGTTTGGTCAAGGCTGTTGTCAAACTTTTTATGGCGTGCTAGCTAAGGTGCAGGAAACAGGAGAACACATGAGCACACATAGCAAGATAGTCGGTGGTTCAACAGCCAAGCGTGTGATAAACTGCCCCGGCAGCGTAGCACTCGTGGACAAGATGCCCCCCAAGCCTTCCAGCAGTTACGCAGATGAAGGCACGCTACTCCACGATACTATCGCAGCCATGCTGACGCTGGACTACGCGGCGGATGTCTTTCTCGGCAAGACCTATGGCAGTGCCACACTGACCCAAGAGCTTATCGACGACAAGATCATGCCTGCGCTGGAACGCTTCAACGAAGTGGACCCCGGCAAAATGATGGAGTTCGAGATTGAGGCCGTTGTGGGCTTCGGTGACTTCATCCCCGGCGTCTTTGGCTCGGCTGACATTATCGGGCGGTGCGGCGATACCGCGATCATCCTTGACTGGAAGTTCGGCAACGGGGTGCTGGTTGAGGCCGAAGAAAACGAACAGCTTATGTTCTACGCGGCGGCGGCGATGCGTACGCCCGGCGTGCAGTGGGCGTTCGAGGGCGTCACTGAGGTCGAGCTTATAATCATCCAGCCGCCCGCTATCCGCAGCTGGCGCACGACAGTCAAGCGCCTGAAGCGTTTCGAAGCTGAGTTGTTCCAAGCCGTCACGCTGGCGTCGAAAGACAAAGCCCCTCTCAAGAGCGGGACATGGTGCCGGTGGTGCCCCGCGTCTGCGACATGCCCGGCCCTCTCCGGTGAAGCGGAACGTACGGCGAAAACGCTGCTCAAGAACATCGACGCGAAACAGCTAGGCGAGTTGCTGGACCGCACTGACGTCCTTGAGACGTGGATCAAGAACGCTCGCGAGCTTGCGGAGCAGATGCTCAACAACAGCGTGCCGGTGCCCGGCTACAAGCTGGTGCAGAAGCGCGCTAACCGCTCGTGGGCTAACGAAGGTGTCGCCAAGGCGGCGTTGCTGGGCATGGGTCTGTCATCTAAAGATTTGATTGACACCAAGATGAAGTCGCCCGCTGCGGTCGAAAAGATACTGAAAGAAAAAGTGCCTGCGGAGCTTGTCACGCAAGTGTCGTCAGGTACAACGGTCGCCCCGGAGAGTGACAGCCGCCCGGCTGTGCTACAGATCGGAAACCAAATCAAAGCCGCATTGGGCAAGCTGTGAGATTCGCGCTCATCTACTCACTGCTCCTGTGGGGCCTTTTTATTATGGTGATCCTCCCATGATCCATGTTGGGCCAATCTCCATCTACCTGATGGCAACCACGAAGATGTCAGAAGCGCATTGCGACAAGATGGCGGCGGATATCCTGCACGGGCTCCAGCAGTCGTTTGCGGTGATCCCCAAAGAGATGCCCGACGCGGTGGCTGACGCCCTACGCAAGAAAGGCTTTTCCGTCTCCGGTGCGATTGCTATCTACGCACTCATCACTGGAGGCGCGTCATAGCCTACACGTACAAGTCTTTCCTGTTGGTGACAGCCAGCAGGGCAGTCCTCGCAAGCATTTTTGCGAGGGAAATCGAGAAGCTCTATCAACAGCAGAAAGAAAACACTGATGTCTAACGAAGTCACAGCGTTCGGAAACGCAAAGCTCCCCGCCGTCGCTACAATTGCGGCCCGCCTGAAACGTAACGTCGAAAACATCGCCTCAGTCGGCGGCTGTATCCTCAAGTTCGACAAGTCTGGTTCATGGGTGTTCGGCCCAAACGCTGATGAAACCGAGGAAGGCGCGGAGTGGGCGGTCAATCCCTATTCGTTCGTTCACGGATATATCGCATGGGGCGAAGGCGCTCCGACAGGCGAGGTCATGGGCTCCATGACTGAAGACCTGCCGGAAGTTGGCTCGGTTCCCCCCGGAACGGGTAATCGCGGTTGGGAGCATCAGGTTGGCGTCAGCCTGAAGTGCCTGACCGGCGAAGACAAGGGCATGGAAGTGCGTTACGCCTCGTCGTCTACCGGCGGCAAGCGCGCTATGCAGGCCCTTGGCCTTGCCGTTGCGGAGCAGATCGGTGCCGACCAGTCTCGACCGGTCGCAATCGTGACGCTGGAAGCCGACAGCTACAAACACTCGTCGTACGGCAAAGTCCATGTGCCGGTGTTTGATATCGTGCGGTTCGTGGGGCTTGATGGCCCTGTTGACGCTGACGCCGGTGTGTCCCCTCCCCCGGTCGAAGCTGAACAAAAGACGGCTGCTACCAGCCGCCGCCGTCGCTCGTAAGCGCGACACCGCATGAAGCCTTGGCGGCAGGGTTAAAATCCTGCCGCCACTTTTTTCTCTGAGGGGTCTGACATGAGCATACTCTGGCTAGATATCGAGACTAGAAGCCGCTGCGATCTGAAGACGCGCGGCGTCTATAACTACGCGGCTGACCCATCAACTGAAGTGCTGTGCATCGCGTACGCTCTGGACGATGCTGACGTGAAGCTGTGGAAGCGCGGCGAGAAGCTGCCGCTGGCGCTCACTGAGCACAAAGGCGAGATACGCGCGCACAACGCGGCGTTTGAGCGCCTGGTGTTGCAAGGCTTCGGCATGCCGTATCACACCAAACAGTTCTATTGCACTGCGGCGCAAGCGCGGGCCAACTGCTACCCCGGCGCGCTGGCTGACGTGGCGCGGTTCGCGGGCACCGACATGCGTAAGGATCACCGTGGCGCGCTGCTGATCCGCAAGCTGTGCATTCCTAACGCTGACGGCGTGTTCGGTGAAGACCCGGCGCTGATGGCGGAGTTGTATGAGTACTGCTGCCAAGATGTGCGCACCATGCGCGAGGCGAGCCAAGCCATGCGCGACATGACAGCCGGAGAGCTTGCCGACTACCATGTCAATGAGCGTATCAACGACAGGGGCGTGCTGCTTGACGTGCCGCTAGCAGAGGCGG